AAGATAAAACAATGTTCTTATTTTGGTCAATCATTCCTGATGGACAAAATGCTATTGTATCAGGAGCTATTTTTATACCAGCACCTGAAGTAGAACCAGATACGCCTTTTTCATTAAACACATAGTATTCAACATATTCATCTACAACTGATAACCCATGTGGCACAGGTCCGTCTGGTCTTTTTTTTCTGATCTCTCTTATCTTTTTGATTTTCCGAGGATCAATATACTTTAACTCTGTAATTCCTTTTACAGGACTATTTCTGTCTATAATCTTGTGATAGTAAATACGGCCATCTACATACCATCTTCTAAAGATGTCGTGGCCTTTTGTGTTAAAGTTAAGAAGTTTTAACACTTCTTTAAATTCGTTTTCTATTTTTCTTCTAACGTCTTTTCCGTAAGGTAAATCTGATATGTTTACTCTTACAGCGTCTTTTAATTCGTTAGCCACGATTGCTTCATTAACAATATCCTCTATCGCCATGTCACATTCGGGGTGTAATGCTACTTCTCTATATCTTCGTATTAGATCCGCCTCACTCTTTGCCGTACCTTCCATATCAAGGTACTGACCAAAATAACCTCCGGCAGCAATAGTTTGTGTACCATCATCTGCTTGTGTTGTTGTGAAGCTTTGTTTAGGATCAGCTTGCTTACGAGCTCTCGTAATACTAAATCCAAATAATTCAGCCATAATTTAATTTCCTTTGTTTTATCTACTACTACTTATAATAGTTTTAGGAAGATGGCCTGGAGACCAGGCCACCCTCATTAATATTAAGTAGTTGTGTTTGTTTCAAAGTATTGGTAAGCTAAAGTCACCTCAAACTGTTCAATAGCACCAGCTTCTTCATAGTCTAGTGGTATACCAGCAATAACTGTTGGATATACACCTCTTAAAGTGTATGACTTAACAGTATTACCGTTTCTGTCTAAATGATCTAAAAATGCATCAACTTGATAGTCAACAGGATTAGTTAAACCCTCATTGTCTGTCATATTGTTAATACCATTCTGCCATCTTTCAAATGCGTTTCTTAATTTGAAATTTGTATCATTGTAAACAGTTACCGACCAATCGTTGACTGTTCTATCGCCAGCAATCTTAATTGATCTACCTCTAAACGGAACATTGATACTTGCAATGTCCATTGAAGGAACCGTTGTTGCTCTACATAAAAAAGCAAGGTCTTCTATTTCGCCACCAACTTGTGCGTAACCAGGAAAAGGCATTGTTACCTTAAACTGATTGGCTCTAGCGCCACCGCCAGCAAGTTTAGCTTTGAAGTCATTTATATTTGGCATATTTAATTTCTCCTCTTTCTAAAATTACCCAGCGACTTCTTCAAAAGCCACGCCAGTTCTGGTTGCTACAAATGATAATGTGATAAAGTTGATACTTCTTGCTGGTTTAATAAATATCTCAGCAATAAATTCATTTCTATCAATTACTTCACCTGTATTGTTAGTTTCATCACATACTACTAAAAAGTCTGTGATACCTCGTCTACCTTGTACTTCTCGTAAGAACGGCTCAACTATATTTCTAAAGTTAGCTCTTGTAAATTCATCATTGAACTCAAAGAGTTGAAATTTAGAAGCAGTTGAAATAGCCTTTTCTAATACTATGAAAAGTCGTCTTACATTTATTCTATCAAACGCTGATGGCGAAGATAATCCAGTTTTGTCACCGAAAAGAACAGTACCTTGACCTGGGAAAGTTGACACGGGGTTAACTCTCTTAGGATAAAGTTGATCTCTTTGTGATTTAGTTGGGTTATATGCCAATTTAACAGCACCTCTAACAATACCTCTGTTAAAGCCCGCTGGTGAGAACCAAGCGTCTGCTGTTAAGTCTGTTCTAGCCGCTAGGCCAGCAGTGTCACCGTTTAACGGTACATATCTATAAACATCATTGTATCTGTCATAACAGTATTTGTAACCACTGTCAAAAACAACGTAACTTGATGATCTAATGTTATCAAAGAAATCAATAACATTATTTGTTTGTGTATTTGTGTTTGTTATGTCAACTACATCAGCTCTTTCAGGAGAGGCAAATACTACTGCATCTTTTCTGTTTTCTGCTATTGTAATAAGGTTGTCAACGTGAGTTGCATTACACTTACCAGACATAATTAAACCTACATCAACAGTGTCAGCGTCAGCGAAATTATCGTAAGCCGCTTTTAATTCACCTGTTGTTACAGTAGAACCATCAGAACCTGCTGATAGTGACTCTAAAGTCGGTGTATTAACTGCTGTAAATGTAGTACCAGTTACGGCGCTACCCCAGTTGGAACCACTTGTATTATGATCCATCCAATAGATATGTTGTGATCTATTTTTAATTACTGTTGGATAATAATTAGTGTCACCTTGTGGTGTTTTAGCGTCTGAACCTTTAGACATTTTTGAAAAAGTTTCCAAAACTGTTCCTGGTGTACCAGAAATACCACCATCTTCGTCAACTACTACTACATGGATCTCATCATTTACACCTGATCTTGCTGATGCATATGCTGAAGTTCCTGGAGCTCCGTCAACTGAATCGTAATACTTCCATCTTCTTCTTATGTGTGAATTATCAAGTATGATTCTTTTTAAACCACCAGATCCTCTTGGATGCTGAACGATTGTTACATTATTTGTTGATATTCCTGTTATTCTATATTCTTCTCCGTCATCAAAGTCTTCCGTACTTGCCGTAGTTGAAAACGATAAAATATCGCCAACGTTGAAATGTGATCCATCGTCAACTGCTATTACCGTATCTCCCACTGCTGTGTTAGAAGCTTCGTTTACTAGTGATATACTAGCGCCTGTAGTTGTTTGTTCAAAAGCAGCTGCTGAAGGACAAGTAGAAACAAGTAAATTGTTTCCGTGTGCTCCGGCTGTTCTAGCTGCAAATGTGCCTATTACGCCAGCGCCGCTTTCAAAGTTTGACTCATAATCATCAATATTTTTAATTTGTGCTGATGAGCCTGAAGCGTTAGCGTTAGTGCTACCTGTATTGGATGCTCGTACTACTCTTAAAGCGTTAGAGTATTGTAGAAAGTTTGCCGCCGTGAAAAAAAACTCAAACGTATTTGAATCTGGTTTTCCGAAGGTATCTACTAACTCTTGTTCACTAGAAATAGCCACGACCTGATCTAAAGGTCCTTTATTAAATTGACCAGCGACAGCACCTATTGATGTTGATACGCCTGGTATAATTCTAGTTAAGTCTTTTTCTTGTACGAGAACACCTGGTGATACTTGAAATGCCATAGGTTTATTCTCCTCTATTATTTTAATTAGCTAATTGCATTTTATTGTGTCAAAAATCGTATTATTAATACGCCCATAATCAAAGTTTCATCTTGTAGATATTTATAATAACAGAAATTTACATTCCTTTACGAACCACAGGACTCCAGACATCTCCATATTCGTCAACAGTTGTTTGTTCGTGTTCATTTATACCATCATCTACAAAGCCAAAAGGCGACATATCTTGTTCAATCAAGTTTTGTTGTTCAGCGTACATCTGCTGTCTGGCATTGGTATTCGTTAATTCTTTAAAGTAAGGTTGGTTAGATACCCAGCCAAATATAACACAACACATCATTAAATCATCATTAGCCCCATCTTCGGCCTGATAACTTTGACCTCTTTTGGCAAAGGTACTCATCTCCTCAATAATTTTAAATGAGTTGACAATGACCTTATCACTTTCCATAAGTGTTTTTATATTAGCACAACCAATTCTCTTAATCTGTTTGGTCATTCTTACACCTAATGACGAACCACGGCCGCTGTACATGGCACCTAAGACTTGTCCAGCACGACCTTTCTGTGTCGTCATTAAAATATTATCGTATTCTATCTCAAACTGTAGAGCCTCAGCAATCTGTTGGCCAATATCATTGACCTCAGTTAATATATGAGCATGATTATAACCTTTAGCAACCTTTTCTATTATGTTAGGGAAGATAAAAGGTTTGACTTCATTGTTCTTATAAACGGCCACAACCTCATAAGGCATTTTTGTAACATCAAATACAACAAACGCTGAGTAATCTTTATCAACACCTCTGGATACGTCAACCGTACAAACATATGTATTGCCTTTTACAGGCGATTTAAATACCTCTACACTACCAGATGATGTTAAGGGGTTGTGATAAGCCATTGTTTTAATTTTAGCAGGACTTATAAGTGTGTTTACTGAACCTAAAAATTCACATTCAAACTCTTGTTGAAACTGCTCAGGACTTGTGTTTCTAATTGTTTGTTCTTTCCATTCTTCATCTCTGCCTGGAACTTCCGACCAATGTACTTCAATTGGTATATAATCATTTCGTTTTTCTTCAGCGTCTGTCCATAATTTGTAAAACTGATTCATACCATATGGTGTTGATACAATAATCATTTTTGTACTTGTACCAGAGGAGATTGTAGGATATACTGAACTAAAAAACGACTCAGCAATATTTGTAGGTACGAAAGCAAACTCATCAAGGAAGATAATATTATAAGAACCCCCCCGTATGGCACTTGAAGATGTAGCAGCCGCCACAATAGTTGATTTGTTTTCTAATTCTATATTACCTTTGTTCCAGTTTATAACACCTTGTTGCATCCACTTTGGTAAATTTTCATATGCTAATTGTAATCTACTTAATATATCTCTAGCAGTTGAAGATTTATTGGCAAGTAAAGCTATGTTAGAATTAGGATTAAATAAGGCATAATGCATTAAATAAGAAACAGTTGTAGTTGATTTACCTGACTGTCTTGGTAGTTTACAGATTGTAAATCTATTATTGTGTATTGTTTCTACAATCTTTTTTTGAAAACCATACATTTCAAAAGGTACAAGACCTCTATCTAGTGACACAATTCTCACATAAGTTTCCATAAAGTAAATAGGATCGTTAGCACACTTTTGATATTCCACAATTTGTTCTTGTGTAAATTCTTGTGGTATATTTACTTTTTTAAGATTAG